ATTCCTACCTCGACTACTGTAGCCTCGTTGTCTAGCTCAATCTCGCCATTCACAGGCGTTGCGTTTATCGCAACATAGCCATCAGCCTTAACTCTACACTCCTGACCGTTTAATACATCTAGGCCAGTCACAGTGGTTACAGGACTCCCAAAATCCTGCTTTATATTCATGTCAGTGTAGGTGTCATCAGTTAGGCGCTCTAACGTCAAAATGCTCTTTCCGTCTATAACTCTGTTCACAGATAGATAAACCCTATCTCTAATGCCTACCATTGCCTTGAAATCGCCTTCTGTAGTCAATGGAACGAAATTGGAAATCTGTGTTGTATACAGTACAAGTGCCATCACCGTTTATGATAAATACGTAGATGCTATCTTCCCCTGTGGCACCTACCGAAAAGCCCATATCTACAGGGTCTTTAAGTAAATCAGAAGAAATAGTGGAAAGAGAGTTAGAACTGTAGGCATCCTCACCAAAGTTATACAAAAACCCTCTTAGTGCGCCTACATCCTTGTCTATAAACATGATATTACCCTCTACATCCACAGGGTTTATTTTCCTGCTTCCGTAAGAGGTCTGTAAATTAACAGCAAAGGTAGATGGCGTTACAACCTCTGAAGAGTCAACGAACTCAGAGCCTTCAGTAAATATGGCTAGCCTCCTAGAAGAGACTAAGGAGGTTATTGAATTTCGCCTTTTAGAGTCGAGCGTAACAAAGATAGGGCTAGTGTCAGTAGTAACGTTAATAGCGAAATCAAAAAAGAAATTAACCCTTGACGCAAAGAGGCTTTGAAATTTGCTTTTTGTTCCTCCAAACCACAATCTGTTTTGGTAGAACGCGATTGTTCTTGGGTATCCTCTGGTTTCCGACCAAACATCTTCTTTTCTTGGCGAGCCAGTTACAGCCTTGCTAACTATAACCTTGTCGCTAAAATCTCCTGTTGTTACATAACCCTCAAAAATATCGAAATCATCTGTAGCTGAAGCTGAAAAGGTTACAACAACTGTAGATCCCGACAAATTAGTACTTACACCGCCTGCCCCAACTATAGGTAATGCTTCTAGTGCAAGCTTGATACCATCTGCCACGCCTTGAGTTGGTGTCGTTGCGCCTCCAGCGTAAACAATTTCGGTAGTCTCTAAGCTTTCCAGCCTAAGCTTAAATAACTGACCACTATCCATTCCCTGAAAAGTAATGTTGTAAACTGCACTTACGGGGACTGGAGAGTTATTATCATTATAATCAAACTGCGGTATAGATTGGAATGGAATATCGTCTATTGTGAATAAATCAGTATCTATGGAATAAACCAGCCTTTGTGGTGGCGTATCCTCTTGTACAAACAAGAAAACAAAATCTGACCTAGCACTGTCTACATCAGGAATAACATCATTGGTAAATTTAGATGGTAGCCTTGTTTTTAATACATCGTTCTCATAAATAGTCCACGATCTATCAGTCAAGGCAACAACAAAGCTGGTCTGTTCTGATACCCCAAAGTCAAACAGTCTAACCTGACTTACATCGCCTTCGCCATATATCCATAATCCTGCTAGCTGAACTTTATTGGTATCTAGGTCTGTACTACCTATTCTTACCAGTCTTATGAATTGAGCGCTAACACCGTCCGCCCTGTAGTCTCTGCTAAAGCCATCTACTATTGGCAAATCAAGCAAATCATCCCATACAAAGCCATCATTGCTTGACTGTATCTTAAACTCATCACTTGATACATTAGTTCCTCCAGCAAGCCTTATTCCTATAACGTCAACAAAATAGACATCCTCAGCGGTACCAAAGTCGTATTGAGCAACAACATAAGGATCTATAGTGGTGATGTCAGTAGTCGTTTCTGTGCCCGTAGAGTAGTCATAGTCATTGATCTGACTAGGCGTACCACCCTCTGGCATAGATGGGGTAAATGATTGCTCTACAAGCTGATTAGGTAAGGTATCAATATAGGAAAGCCCTGGCCTTCTCTTAATGCCACCTAAGGGAATAGTTAAAAGATTGTTAGACTCAGCTAGACCTTTGTTGTATATCTCTATGTCTACCCTGCCAAAAGCCCTAGCATCTAATACGCCAGAAGCAAAATTAGTCTGTAGTATTTGCCCCTTAGCCATGCTAGTTCCTCACTTGCAAGAATGGCATGCTCTGTATTGGTCTTTGTATTCTTTGTGTGCTGTCTATTGCTCGCGCATTTTGGCCCTTCTGTAAGGCTAACTGCTTCATTAACTGCGCTGTATTTGTGTTTTCTCTTATCGGTATTGCAAACTCAGCCGCTAAAGAGTATTCCATGAATTTTTCAAAATAAGGGGGCCAAGTAGTCTCATCAACCTTTTGAATGTAATCAAGGATTAGCTCATCATTATTACAGTAAATCCTGTCTCCATAAATCTCATAATCAGGATTGTACTCAAACCGTATGATTCTGACTAAGTTAGCGGGCAACTGAAAAACATTGCGCCATTTCTTAATCAAAGGCTCCTCGGTATTTATTTTGGCTAATTGCCTGACATTTCTGGCAAAGCTCCAAGGGTGTGACGATAGGGCATCATAGTAAATACCATCGTACAAGCTGGCTGCTACATTCGCCCTCTCCGAACCTTCATCAAGAGAGTTTATGGTCGTATCGCCTATAAGCAGTAAGGCGTTAGAGATTGCACTTATTTTAGTAGCCATAATGGGATGGGGAGGCGCAACAAAAGGGGGCGATGTTACGCTTTAAACTCCCCAAACTGTCCTAAGCAGCGATGGTGTTGCCAGTCGCTATAGTCAGTGTAGTGCCATCGTTAGAATCACAAAAAGTGAGAGTCTGAACGCCTGCACTATCTTCAACCATTAGCTTGTCACCTTGCTGAATTTTATTGACTGCTTCATCAAAATAATTAGCACCAGAAATAGCTGCATAATCATCATCAGCACTCGCATACAACCAAAGTGATTTGGCGTTGCTGTTAGCTGTTGAAGCGCGTTGTAAGTTTTGGAAATTAAAAGCCATGACGTATACCTCCTTAGCTTTCGTCTACTTCGATTTTAACGAAACCATCAACGTCTCGCACACAGCTACCAGCTTTAAGGTAGCCATTAGATAACCAAGAACGCTTTTCAGGAACCCAGTCAACTGAGGTGCGCATATCCATGCCAATAGCAGTACCAATGGCTTGTTTATGGAAAGCAAAACAGGTGCGGATATTTCCGTTTAAAGGTAAGCCACCTTCTTCTCGTGCCTCAATAGTTTTCCACTTGAAGCCCATAAAGGTGTCGATGGTGCCAGCCATAAGCAAACGAACTGTGTTGTAGTCGTTGTCTGTGATGGTCTGATTGTTAAGAATATCCTCTAACGCTCCTGTAGAGATGGCGATATAGCGATCTCCCATTCCTACGCCTTGGTCTGTTAAGGCCATAGCAGCTTGGATAATCTTCTCTAGGGTCATACCTGTACCGCCCGCAGCGATAACTGGCGCAGTAGGTGTTGCTGCTTCCATAGCGTCAATCATTGTCTGGTCTAAGCGACGACCTAAAGCCCACGAGATAACTTGAATAAGCTCTTGGCGCTCATCAAAGTTTACTGTTTGCTGGTCGAAAATATCGGTGAATTCTGGAGCATCCCAATCCAAGATAGGACAAGGAATGTTCTCAGTCTCAATATCCATAGGTACTACGTTATCTGAGCTGGAGCCTTTGCGCGTAGCAATGCCCTTGCTCATCTTACGGAAATTGTATACATCACCAATAACATTGGTGCGAATTGTTACGCAATCGCGCAACTTACTTGCAGTTTGGAAAGCTTGCTTTACATCGGCATCAAAAGCCTGACTAGCAGCTTGTGGTAGGAATTTAGACATCATTGCCTCCTAATAAATAAACAAAAAAACTTCTTTCTGGTTATCTGTCAAGAGACAGGCCAATAGTATATAAAAACACCGGCCAAAGGTTATCGGATAATAGATACTACCACGTAGATTTGACAAAAAAAACCCCCGATAGGGTTCGGGGGTAAATTAAACGATTATGCGTGCCTTGCGGCATGGGCGCTATCTTACGTTATTTAGCACCTTAACGCTAGACTTATTACCGTAAAAATCTCTCTCAAGCTTCTCATACTCTGCGCGATAAGTAGGATCATTCATTTTGAACCCGCCTGACTCATCTTTGGCATTTCGCATTTGAGTGAGTTTATCTACTGTAATTCCCTGCGGGTTATCACCGCCCTCGAAAGGTAGCTTCTTAGGCTTGGTAGCCTTGATCATCATTTCTACAATCTCTACTGCGCCCGCCGTAGTTAAGGCATCCTCAGCAATCTTGTACTCTTCTGGTGAAAGGTTAGCCTCAAGAAATCCAGCGGCATCACTTACTCTCTGTGCCGCATTATCACCTAGCTTATTCATCTCGGTTTCTGGGCTTGTGTAGTAGTCTACGATGTCTTGAACGGTAGAGTTATGATAGCCGACTAACTCTTGATAGGTTTCTTGGTTGATATTGTGGTTTCTAGCCATCTCCTGAAAATCCGACAAAGTATCTTCATTTACAGAAACATCTCCTAGAAAATCATTATCATAGGCTTCTGGCGCACCAGTATACGCACCTATCTTTTTCTCAAGCTCACCATAGGATTTTGCTAAGTCCTCACCTGTTTTAAACTTCTGAGGCAGCCATTCTGGCCTTTCTTCTGCGGTATTATCTGCCCCCAGTTCTTCTGGTAGGCCATCTACCGCTGTGTCTACATAGCCGCTATTGACTTGATCTTCTTCACTCATATTTCACCCCCAAGGTGTAAGCTCG